GAAGTTATCGGAAAGCACTTCGCTGAGCATGACTAGAGGATGTTGTGGTGCTGGGTGTCGCGATTGCCCATTCAGACCACCTCCTAGACCGACCACCACTCCTTGACAGGGGTGGTTTTTTATTGTATAATACGGAGACAAAGCAACCATAACAATATGATCCTTTGGTCACAGCAAATTTTACATGAGGAGTCTTTTGTTAACCGATTAGAATCACAAATTTTGAGTAACTTAAAAAGTGATAGTAAGTTCTATTCTACATATAGTGATTGGGATCATCCCCCTGACTTAATAAGTGAAGAACTTTCTAAAGAAGTTTTTTCTTTCTATGAAGATAAATCTGTGGAGATGATGAAAGATGTTGGCATCGATGGGTACATTAAATATGAAGTGAAACCATATGACATCTGGATACAGATGAATAACCAACACACCAATTCTCATCCAGTACATGATCATCATGGTCAAGGATCTTTTGTTTCGTGGGTTCATGTAATCAAGGCATTACCAGATCAACTAGAAAGTTTTTACTTTGTTAACTCAAGTGGTGATAAAACATATCCACCACAAGAGACTGGTAGAATGTTTGCTTTCCCTTCATGGGCACTTCATGGTGTAGAACCTGCAGAAAGAGAAGGCAACAGAATTGTTGTAGCTGGTAACATATCTTTCGTTCGTAGTAAATAACAAAAATTTAAATGGATATTAAAATTTACACCACACCTGGTTGCAAGTATTGTACTCAACTTAAAGAGTTAATTGTACGTGCAGACCTAGAGTATGAAGAGTTCCTGGTAAACACACCAGAACTTAAAGAGAACTTTAAATCAAAATATCCTGAGGCATCTACGTTTCCTTTTGTTATTATTGATGAAGAAGTGGTTGGTGGTTTGGTCGAAACTGCTAAGATGTTTGTGGTAAATGGCCTTGTCAAATCTAGAAAATGATTCACCACAGATAAATAAAGGCACAGAGCTTATGCTCAGGAGAGAAAAAGTAACACCAGAAAAACGTGGTGTATTTTTTAATCAAACAATAACTTTCCTGAGAAAAACATTCCATTTCAAATTGGAATTTTCTTGGGATAAAATCCTTAAGGAGTAAGTCATGCAGACATCCGTCATTCTTTTTTTCTCAGGTGCGTTCGTATTTTTATCATTCGTAGTTGGTATTATTGCTGGTTGGCATCTTAATGATGTAATCTTTCAATTAACTAATAAGGACGAACAAGATGGACACCCAGAGATGTATGACGCAAATGGAGTATGGATCAACGAAGAACTATTATCAGTACGTTTTGTAGACGAGGAGGAGGATGATCATCATTGACATGAATCAGATTATGATTAGTAATCTGATGGCACAATTGAAAAGCGACAAACTGAATGAAAAACTAGTACGACATATGGTACTAAGTTCTCTCAAAGCATATGAACAAAAGTATGGTGGGAAGTATGGCGAGATGGTTCTCGCCTATGACTCTAAACAATATTGGAGAAAGACTTACTTCCCATACTACAAACAAAACAGAAAAAAAGACCGAGCAAAATCTGGTCATGATTGGTCAGCAATTTTTGATCTACTTAATAAAATTAGAGACGAGATCAAAACACATTTTCCGTACAAAGTAGTAGAAGTTCTTGGCGCAGAGGCAGATGATGTCATCTCTACCCTGTGTAAAAACAAAGGTCCAAAAGAACTTATACTAATTCTATCTGGCGACAAAGATTTCATTCAACTACAAAAATATCCTGGAGTTCATCAGTTCAATCCTGTAACTAAGAAGTTTATTGCTTATGATAATCCCCATGCTTTTATAAAGGAGCATGTCATTAAGGGAGACAAGTCAGACGGAATTCCTAACTTCCTATCACCTGATGATTGTTTTGTTAATGGAATAAGACAGAAACCTATTAGTCAGAAAAACTTATCAATATGGATCGAGCAAGACCCGACAAAGTTTTGTATTAACGATGCTCAGTTAGCAAACTTCCATCGCAATCGTAAGTTGATTGACTTTGATTATGTTCCTGATGAAATTGAGTCCCAAATTTTAGATGAATTTAACTCCATAAATATTACAGGGAAACAAGTACCACTGGAGTATTTCCAGAAGCATCAATTGAATGACTTGATGCAGGATTATTTCTTTCGCACTACAACAAGCTTTAAAAAATGAAACTATTAGTATCTGAAGTGCTCCAAAAAGTGAGCAACGCGAAAACCAAACCACAAAAAATCAAGATCCTTCGCGACTATAATACTCCTGCCTTGCGATCTATTTTAGTAGCTAACTATGACGAGAGTATTATTTCTATGATTCCCGAAGGTGATGTTCCATACGTTCCTAACGATGCACCCAAAGGAACTGATCATAGTGTTCTAGAAAAAGAGTTTCGCCGTTTGTATTTGTTCTTTAAGGGTGGTAACTCTTCTTTGAAACAATCACAACGCGAAAACCTTTTCATTCAACTACTAGAAGGTTTGTGTGAAGAGGAAGCACAAGTGCTATGTCTCGTCAAAGATAAGAAACTACAGAAGAAGTATAAGATTACTCGCGCTTGCGTAGAAGAAGCGTTCCCCCAAATTAAATGGGGAGGTCGTTCCTGATGGGTAAAGGTTGTAAGATTCTTCATCAAGATTGTGACCCAACCTTAGGTCAAGATAGATCTCTTCCCTATAATAGTTTCTTGATTGAATATGTTGTAGCAGATCTTACGAAGTTTGATATTGCTTCTGGTGCTGGTCAAGTAGATATTTTTGATGACTATTGGGATAAATACCATAGTGATTTAATCAACATGACTCCCACCGAGGGTCGTGTCAATCCTAAAAACTGGAATCCGCCTAGCAAGTCATGAGTATTACGGGTCAGCATAGTAGCACAACAAATACTTTTTGTATTCAGTATTGGAAACAAGGCGACTCTGCTAATCCAAAAGTAATGCGTCGTATAAATTCTGATGGCATGGTAGTGTCTGCAAAAACATATGACGAAGTATTCTTTTATTCAAACTTGCAGAAAGCATTTCCCGATGCAAAATGGTTGCAAGAAAATGGTTTTGATATTAAGATCAGAAAATGTAATCTAGCAAGAAATAATAAGTTCTGGTTGATTTGATGGGCGATCATTTTTTATTAAACTTATTTGGGTGTGACGAACAAAAATTAGATGACGAAACATTCATTAGAGAGACTCTTGACAACGCAGCATATTGTGCTAAGATGTCTGTGTTGAACGTTGCGTCACATAAATTCTATCCACAAGGAGTGACTTGTGTGCTTCTCCTTGCCGAGAGTCACATTAGCATTCACACATGGCCAGAAGAAGGCACTGCAGCATGTGATGTATACACCTGTGGCAATCCTAGTGATGCACGTTTGGCATGTGATGTGATTAGATATCAATTGTCTGCCCTGGAGCATGACATGCAGCATCTTAAAAGATAATAAAGTGTATCAAATAATACACTTTACATATTCTATATAATATGGTATAATTACCACACGTTCATCCCCCGTAAGGAGGACGCAAGTAAGTCGCGGAACGGAGCCGTTCATCCCATGCTAGAACTATTATTCTATACAACACTCTCATGTACTCAAACTGATGCTATCATGCTGAAGATTGAGAACAATGCGAATCTATCTTCTGTCTTGAAGGTAGAGTTGATTGAGACCCTTAAGGACTCAGCACCAGAATGCCAGTGGTATTGGGACGCACACGACTGAAGGAACGGGGATTAAAAACCCTAACTTCAGGAGACTGACAATGAACACACTAAACATGATCAGAAAGCAGATCAAAAAAGTATCTGCTTTGCACGACGCACAGATTACACACACTTCATATCGTGGTGTTGAGTATACTACACGTTGTGTTGAATCAAAGGAAACCCATGGCACATTCTGCTATCGTGGGAAGACCTACAGCAAGTGATAACTTACAAGTAATTGAGAAGGGTTGACACCCTTCTTTTTTTATGGTAACATAGGTGCATGGTAAAAACTCCTATGGAAAAAAGTAAACTTAAATTAATTGTTCATAATCTAGAGTTACTAATAGAGTCATTAAAAACTGAGGTTTATTCTGATACTAGTTCATATCTACATGAAGATGTAGAAGGAAGATATAAATACGGTGAACAATATGACGATGATGGAGACCCTGACTAATGTATGAGGAACTAAACTCATTTGAAGAAGCACTTAAACACTTTGGTACAAGAGTTGAATACACCATTGCCATGGAAATGTCAAGACGTATCACTCCTGAAGATGCTTATCAAATGATCAAGGATGAACTCAAAGAAGTTAAAAAGTGTCGTAAACTATTCAACAAGGAGCAAGCATAATGTCATCACCACGCCAGAAAGATCCATCCGATCCACTCTATGATCCTAATGATAAATGGAATGAATACAAGGTAGACTTTCATGCTAATGAAGAACACTCACCTGATGAGTGGGATCCAAAGACAGAAGGTAAGATTGCTGACCCACAGAACAGACATCAAGATAAAGTTCTAGATAAATTCTGTGATGACCACCCTGGTTCACCTATGTGTAAAGTATTTGATGAATAATAATATGAATGTTAAACTAGTATCTGTCACTCCTGATGCTGAGAAAATGATTGCTTACATTGCTAGAGTAAGTAATCCAAGCAATCAAAACAATGAAAAGTATGCAGGTCTACTGAAGTATTGTATCAAGCATGGTCACTGGTCTGTGTTTGAGCAAGCACACATGACTCTTGAAATAAATACTAGCCGTGGAATTGCAGCTCAAATCTTACGTCATAGAAGTTTCACATTCCAAGAATTTTCTCAACGCTATGCAGATACGAATCTCCTTAGTGAAGAGATACCTGTCCCAGATCTTCGATCTCAAGATCATAAGAATAGACAGAACTCAGTGGATGATATCAGCCCCGAAAAGAAACTTGCATTACAAGGGACGATTGCAAGACATTTTGCCGAGAGCATTGATCTCTATAATGAGCTTCTGCGTCAAGGGGTTGCTAAAGAATGTGCTCGTTTCGTGCTTCCTCTTGCTGTTGGTACTCGTATTTTTATGACGGGAAATCTGCGTTCATGGATGCATTATATAGATCTAAGATCTTCTAACGGCACACAAAAAGAACACATGGATATTGCAAACGAATGCAAGCAAATTTTTATTGAACAATTTCCTATCGTATCCGAAGCAATGGAGTGGAACTAATGCCTACATACCCTGTCATAAATAAATCTACTGGAGAAACACAGACACTCCACATGACCATGAAAGAATATTGTTCTTGGAAGGATGAGAATCCTGAATGGGATAAAGATTGGTCGCAAGGTTGTGCTGGTGTCGGAGAAGTCGGAGACTGGCGTAACAAAATGAACAAGACTCATCCTGGATGGAGTGAACACATGAATAAGATGGCAAAAATGCCTGGATCACAGGTGGAGTGGTAACCTATGCCTAGATCAAGAAAGAAGACACAACCAGACATCAATGGTATGTCATCTAAACAGATGAAGAGAAAGAAACCAATTAGTTCCGATTATCTTCTCAACATTGAACCACTGACAGACAATCAACGCTTGATGTTTGAGCAGTATGATGCAGGAAAAAATCTGTATACGTATGGTTGTGCTGGCACAGGTAAAACTTTCGTTGCTTTGTATCTAGCACTACGTGATGTTCTCAGTGAGTATACACCTTATGAAAAAGTATACATCGTTCGTTCTTTAGTTGCTACTAGAGAGATTGGTTTCCTACCTGGAACCCATGAAGATAAAGCATCTCTATATCAGATTCCATATAAAAATATGGTACAGAGAATGTTTGAGATGCCAGATGATGCTTCTTTCGAGATGCTGTATGAGAACTTGAAGGCACAAGAAACTGTATCGTTCTGGTCTACATCATTCCTTCGTGGTACTACACTAGACAACTCTATTGTTATCATTGATGAGTGTCAGAACCTGAACTTCCACGAACTTGATTCAATCATGACACGTTGTGGTCAAGACACAAAGATCATGTTCTGTGGTGATGCTAATCAATCTGACCTACAGAAAAACAATGAGCGTAGTGGAGTCATTGACTTCCAAAAAATTATTGCTAATATGCCAGATGATTTTGTTCTTATTGAACATGGTATCGAAGACATTGTTCGTTCGGGTCTTGTCAAAAACTATCTAATTGCTAAACTAAACTTGGGATTTTAATGCGTAATCGAATGATGGGTTCTTCCCACACTTTTAATCATGTTGGGTTAGATCCCGTTGAGATGAATGCCGAAATGATTGATGGGAAAAGATACTACCTCACTCCTAGTGGAAATCAGTATCCATCTATCACGACAGTGATTGGAAACAATGCTAAGAAGCAAGCAGGTCTTGCTAAGTGGCGTAAGAGAGTTGGTCAAGAAGCAGCACAAGCAAAGTCTAGTCGTGCTTCAGGTAGAGGCACTCGTTATCACAAACTAGTAGAAGACTACATTAACAATGAGTTGGACACTACAAAGTATAAAGACATGCCTCTTCCTTGGTTAATGTTCCACGCCAGCAAGGATATTTTAGGTAAGATAAATAAAGTATACCTACAAGAAGCAGCGTTATATTCTGATTTCCTTAAAGTTGCTGGTCGTGTTGACTGCATCGCAGAATACGACGGAGAACTCGCCATTATTGATTTCAAAACTTCTGCTGAACCAAAAAAAGAAGCGTGGTTGTATGATTATTATGTGCAAGAGACTGCCTATGCATGTTGTTTGCAAGAGTTGTACGGCATTACAGTTAAGAAACTAGTGACGATTGTTGCTTGTGAGAATAGTGATGTTCAAGTTTCAGTAGTTACTCCCAAAAAAGAATACTTCTTAAGACTTCAAGAGTACATCACCGAATACCAACAAAAGCATGGCAAAGAATTTAGAGGATAATTTTATGACCGCTGCGAGATTCTCGCAGGATGTGGAAAAACTAGTGTTAAATAATTCTGACATGAATTATATTGATGCAGTTATACATTACTGCGAAATGAATGAAATTGAAATTGAATCATGTTCAAAACTTATAAGCAAACCACTTAAGGAAAAACTTAAGTTCGATGCTCAGAAGTTAAACTTTATGAAGAAAACAAGTAGAGCTAAACTAATGCTAGTATGAGTAATTTTTTCCAATCAGAAATGGTTCGTGGGGACCTGCAAGAAATGGCGCAACTACAAGAATTTTGTATGCGTTCCATGATGACATTTCCTGTGCTGTCTACACAAAAACAACTAGACTATTTTAATGTTCTTGGTGATCTAATCGAGAAACAAAAGATCTTCTACACCAGACTCATCCTTTCCGATGATGAAGAGGCAAGGGACATGGTAGAATCAATGAAAGATTCTGTCGTTCTCCTTGGCGGAGATCCATCCGACGACATCATGGAGATGTTTGACGGACTCATTCTGAAGGTTGATAAACTTAAAGAAGAAGCAGAAAAGAGATTGGCACAAGGGGGTTGACGCTCCTCACCAGCTCTGTTATAATATCTTTGTTGGGCAGCACAGTACTTAGCGTAAGACCCAACGTAAACCAAATCTAACAAATCTAACATGTCATTCGCAGATCTAAAGCGCAAGTCGCAGTCCAATTTTGATTTCCTCCAGAAGGAACTCACTAAGTCCTCTAATGAAGGAGGTGCTGATGAGCGCATCTGGAAAGCAAAACTTGACCCTTCAGGCAATGGTTATGCTGTTCTTCGCTTCCTCCCTGCTCCCGATGGAGAGTCTCTCCCATGGGCAAAAGTTTGGAGTCATGCTTTCCAAGGTCCTGGTGGTTGGTTGATTGATAACTGCCCCACAACTAAAGGTGAGCAGTGTCCTGTCTGCGCTGCCAATAATAAACTCTGGAACAGCGGAGTTGAAAGTGATAAAGAGATCGCACGTAACCGCAAGCGCAAACTCTCTTACTACAGCAACGTTTATGTTGTTACTGATAAGGCAAACCCT